TAGCGACTGCTACCGAGCGCGCTGCGCCTTTCGGGCGCGCTCTGAAGCCCTTAAAGGCTTCTAGCCGTAAGAGTACCGAGCCTGTCAAGGATCTAATCATTACAAATTACCCCAATTCGGACATACATTATATGTGATGTTAGACACATTACTTATCAGTACTGTAGAAGCCAGATCCCTTAAACGAGATCCCGAAAGAACTGTAAATCTTGCGCATCGGTTCATGACAGAACCCGCATTCAACATCGTGTGGTTCATTTATCTTTAACTCCTTCTCATAACGAAGATTGGCTTCGCATAAATCATTCGTACATTCAAACTCATATATGGGCATTACTGATCCTCACATGATCGACAATTACCGGCAACAGTCCATTCGCCACAACCATTGCAACGCTCGATCTCTGACTCTTGCACAACATCTTTTCGGTCTTCATAGCCCGCAGCTAGTAGTAACTCCACCAGATCGCTAAGACGTAGCATTGCTACATAATCCTCAGCATGTTCGCCTTGTCCATTGAGTCTGAAAGCAGCAAACCCCAATAAGCCACTTTCCTTAGTACGACTCTCGATCTGGCGGAGTGTTCCTACTACATCGAGTCCTGTGCGCGCTTTAACCTCGCAGTCGAACGGAACATTGAGAATGTCACGCCCAGAACCTCGACCTACTGATGCGCCTTCCCACCAGCGCCTCAGATACTCTGCAACTACGCGCTCTGTGCGAAAGCCGCGATGTTTTCTACTTTGAGACATTAACTGCGTGACACTTCTTGCATGACCATGTGAGCACAGTACCCTGTACCCAGAATGCTAATTGCTCTTTAGGAACTGGCTCATTACATAGATGACAGATAATCCTAACCTGTAGTGCAGCTAGTAATTCCTGATGCTTGGCCTTCTCTGCTAGTTCATCATCAGTAGGAAAGTTCTCCCATTCGCCATCTTGGTTCATAAACTGTAGGCCGCTCATGCTTTGACCTCCTGTGGTTTCCAAGTACCGTCAGCTGCGATGTTGTACCAAATCACATCTCGACACACATAGCAGTCGAACTTGCCCCATGGCTTATTGTTCTTTTGGCTTACGCCTGTTTTCCATGTCATAGGCTTATGGTCATGGCAGTTCCGACATAGTGGAATGTCTTTATCTATCTTAACTGCACCTAAAACATCTTGAACTAAAGCTATGGCATCCGCGCTCGATGGCGCTTCTCCAACTGCCTTAGTAGTCCAAGGATCATCCTCGACCGGCATTGTGATCTTATCCGCTAGCTTCTCTGCGAAAGGCTTTGTTTCAGATGCTTTGACTTTAGACATCTCCTCGCGGCTAGGGCGTTTGCCTTTCGAAGCATAACCTGCGTTAGCCAAAGCCCTGCCGATCGCACTCGTTTCGCAATTCTCAAGCGCCGAAGTAGAATTAACTCCTCGCGTTGAGACGGTTTCCTCTGCAAAGCCAGTTGTCCAAGCCTGTGCATCCACTTCAGTTCTATAAATAGCAGCTTTAATAATAAATCGCTGAAGCGTTGACTCAACCAAAGTAGTGTCAATTCGACCATCGGGATGTTCCTTCCAGAACTTAACTAGGCGTTCTTCTACTGTCTCATAATCTTCTAGATTAAACATAGAGTTCATTTTCCTCTGTGTGAAGTTGACCGGCAATGCTTAGATAAGCAACCGCATCCACATAAGTATCGACCTTAGCAGTTTCCATGCTTCGGGCTATTTTGACGAGTGCCATGCATGTCGCAACTTGATAATCTGTAATTGGCATCTCCAGATAACTGCTCCAGAGGGCAGCCGTTCTTGCCATATTGTCTGACGGATGACCGTAGTCGAGACCTCGGTCTTGGATTGTTGCCTTGGCTTCGTTGAGGTAATCACGCGCATTCATGCTCTTACCTTATCGCGCTGCTCGTAGAACTTACGAACTGCTTTGCGGCCTTCGATGTAACCTGTGTTGATGCCCATGGTGTAGAACCACACGCAGCTGAGAGTCCAGAGACTCATCAGTATTCCGATTTCATAGATGTTCATTTACTGCCCTTCTAGTGCGCCCTTCGCACCTTCTTGGCATAAGTGTTGCATGGCTAGCAGACAGCGCCTAATACATTTAGATAACGAAACGGTAACAATTCTCCATCATCCATCGCATCGTCAATAGTGCGTTTGATGTCGTTATCGAGATCGTCCATAACGCCGACCAGCAACTACAAAGGTGCCGTCCTTCTCAATGTTAATAAGGGTCACTTGGGTATCTTCAACAATAATAAAGGCTTGCTGCCAGTTCATAGTTCCCTTGGTATATCCCGCCTTACGAACATCCATTAGATGCCCACCTTCTACGCCTCTCAGGATGCGCCCTATTTTGCCTCCAGATGCCTCTGTAAAGGCCGATGAACCTGCTCGGTGAGTGTGACCACAGACCACGCTTAAACCATGCCTACGAGCCGCTCCAAGGGCTGTGAGACCCGCATTAGGGTTAATGCCCTGCTCGTCTCCATGAACTGCTACCCAGCCCTTAGCAAAGGCGTAAGGCTTCTTATGATAGGTGATGCCTAACTCGTCTAAACGCATGAAGCGTTCAAAGCGTAACTCTGGCAAAGCCAAGAATGCAGGGATTTTCTTCATGATTACGTTATACAAGCGATCCGTATGATTACTACGAATCATATGCGCAGACTTGGCATGTTCAGTCAAAGACCAAAGAACCTCAACTGCTAGGTCTCTATCCTCAGCTAGTGTTTGTTCGTACCATCCAGGTGTGCCGTCTGACCATCGGCTGATCTGTGGGAGGTCGATTTCATCTCCCAATGTAACCACGCTATCTGGGCGGTATGCCTTAATAAAAGATGCAACATTCCTGACAGCAATTTCATCATGGTAAGGCACTTGAAGGTCTGGAACGATCACTTGCCGAAATACGGCCATGGTTAGTCCTCATCATCGTCATCGTATGGAAGCGGATCTATCTGGTTTGGCAGTTTAGGAAGTATCCAGTCAGGATAAGCAGTAGGTTCAACGATTATGGCTAGCGCAATATCTATAGACATGCCTGCCCTGCGTAGGGCTTTATACATTTCGTTAACTGAAATAGCCCAGACATCTAACGCGTTGTAGGTATCTAGGTCGATAGCCTTCTTGCGAGCCATGTGACTAGTGTCTCTTACCTAGTAATTCAATAATCGTATCGACACGCGCTTCTAGTCGATTAACTTGATCTTTGATAGATGAGCCGCTATTGGGCTTCAACTCCGCTAAATAGTGTTTGATCAGGAACTGCAGCATCGCAGTTACACCACCCAGCACCGTCACGATCGCTACTGCAATAGCAGCGTAGTCTGTAGCGTTCATCGTTTGGGCGTGGCATATCCAAAGACTCCAGCAAGAACAGCCCAAAGGATCGAGCGGTAATCTGCTGCGAAGTTAGATGCAGCCCAAGCCGATAGGAATGCACCGGCGGTTAAGAATGCAGGATTTTTCATGTTCATAGACTTCCCCCTAATAACGGAACATTAAAGAACGAATTGTCTTGATCACCTTTGCGAGTGAAAGATACATGGAGATGAGTACGGTGCTGGTTAATCCCTTTATACTTTCGCCAACGCCATAGACTTCTAGGGCTTGCGATTTTGCCGTCAAAGATGAGATACGCGATTCGGCGATCAGTCTTTGCCAAGACACGAAGTTGATCTGCCACATAGGGCATGATGTCCGGCTTAGGTTTCCCTGATAGATCGCGGTCAAAGTCAACGGCACGAACCCAGCCCTGCTCATCTGGATTATGGTCAGACTTACGAGTTGCGTGCTTACTATCACCGATCCAGCCGTCTGAGGTACGCAGACGATCGCTGTAGGCATCGTCAAACTGCTCTCTTAGTTGGATACCGGCTTTGCATAGTTTGGGCTTCATGCAAGCAATAGCGCCAATTCATCTTGGGTAAGCCCTAAGCGATCTGCAATAGCAGCCTTAGCCTCAGCCTTTTCCGCTGCTGCTTGCTCCTCGTCTGCCTTCGCCTTTGCATAAGCGATAGCATCTGCTTCGCGTTGCTTGATTTCCTCGGCTGTTAGTTCAACCTCAGAGACTTCGCCTGTCTCGCAGTTAACGATGATCTTTGTGTCTGCCATTTTGTCTCCTATGATTTGAGTATGCCGTAGAGTGAAGCGGTTGAGTATTGAGAAAATAAAGTTCCGACCAAAGGCGTTAAAGCCACGCTAGTAATTGCTGCGGTGTTAGACCATAGACCAGCGATCATAATTGCATAAGCAGTAGTGGCGTTAGTTTCCTGAACGCCGTCAACGCTAAAAGATTTATTGGCTGATCCTGCATAATTTGGAATATAGATTTCGGAGTTACCGAAAGTGCTGGCCGTTGCTGTTGAGCCAGTCGCAATAGATGCGGCTCTAGAAGTTGTAATCGAAGCGGCGGCTGCACCGTCTCCGTAAAGTTCGCGCCCAGTAAAAGAAGTTGTGCTGCCATTAAAGGAAATAGCGATATCGTCAAAGACAGAAGCCTTGTTAGTTCTGCCAGATATTTTAACAACTAGATCGGTATAAGTCGCAGGGATACTGCTAAAGGTTATGTCGGCCGCTCCACCTGCACCAACCTCAACGGTGCTGCCTATCTTTACATAAGTATTAGCCATTATGCCGCCTTAATTCCGTATAGGGTAAAGGTTGAAGCGGTTGTGAAGTTATTGCTCTGTGAAAGAAGGCTAATCGAGTTAATAGCGGCAGTTGAACGCCAGAGACCCACAACCGCGCCGCCTTGAATATCGGCTTCGCCATAACGCCCAAAGATAGTTTTGAAGGTTGTAGTGTTTGAATAGTTCATAAAGTGAATTGTATTTACTGAAGGAATAGTCGTATTACCCACATCGCCAAAATAGATGCGAGTCTCGCCTGAGTTGCGCCCAGAGGTGGCGCTTGTGCCGTTTCCATTAAGGAAAGTTCTAGAATAATTTGTGCCAGTATCGCCATTTACTTGAATGGTGAAGTTGGTAGCCGCTGAAGTGTTAGCACTTACTGCAACGCAAATTATGTCTGTGTAAGTGCTAGGAATAGAGGAAAAGGTTATCGTTCCGCTTGATCCTGTGCCGTTTTGTGTCGCTATCGGTTCATAAGTTTTAGGCATTATTTGACCCCATAAAGCGCGAATGATGAGTATTGAGAAAACACGCCAGACCCTAATTGTTTTAATTGAATGCTAGTGATAGCCGCTGGAGTTGCATACCAGAGACCAGACTCTAAAAGAATTGCACCTGAACCGTTTTGGTCAATACCGTCTAGAACTCTGACGGTCTTTGCCTTATTCGTGCTGGTGTGATCCAAGATGTCTATGATGCCAGCGCCGAAATCAGGATAGCCGTTGCCAGAATTAAAGTTCATAATTGTTTGACCACCGCCACCTGTTGC